CCACCGGATCGGCACTCAACAACCGGGACAGAGGACGCATACAAGTTCTGGATCCGATCATTTAATCAGGAGATCACAGACGCGCGCGTCTTCAGCAATGCTCCAGGTGAAGTGGATGTCTGCTTCTTGCTGAATGACGAAGTGCCGAGCCAGTCCGTTGTCAAAGCACTGCAGGCGTATCTGGAGGATCCGACAATCAAGCCACTGAATGACAAGATCGTCGTTTCTGCGCCGAAGGAAGTCAGCTATGATGTCTCCTTCACCTACTGGATCAACTCGTCTGACAGAAACACAGCAACGACAATCCAGTCAGAAGTCGAGAAGGCAGTGGACGAATACGCCACATGGCAGCGTTCAAAGATCGGCAGAGACATCAATCCGTCCGAGCTGGTGAAGCGGGTCATTCTTGCTGGCGCAAAACGAGTGGAACTCAAGGCTCCGGCTTTCACCAAGATCGGAGACACCGATCTTGCAAAGCTCGGATCCAAGACGATCACCTACGGAGGGCTTGAAGATGATTGATATTCATGACGGCGAGCTGAAAGACCTATGGCCGAATGAAAAATCGCCGGAGTTCCTTGCTCTGAGCTACGCGATCAAGTTACAGATCGCTCACCTTCTCGTTCTCTCAACGAAGGTCGGTGTTTCTTACGATATCGACGATCTGGATGAAAAAGTTCTGGACTACATGGCAGTCGAGTTGAGAGTCATGTACTACGACCAATCGCTTCCGATTGACACAAAGCGGACGCTGGTCAAGAACGCACTCTCATGGAGATCCCATGCCGGGACCACTGGTGCTGTGGCTGAAATGCTGCAGACGATCTTCGGCACTGGAGACGTCATTGAGTGGTATGAAGGCGGCTACAAGCCAAATGAATTCAGAGTCGTTGTTGATGCTCGGTCTACACCGGAGACAGCGGAACAGATATCCCGCATCATCTCTCGAGTTAAGAATGTCAGGTCTCATCTGATTGCCTTGACCTTCTCCAAGAAGGCACAAGGAAAACTATATATTGGCGCTATGGAAGCGACCAACCGGTTCTACACGGTAAACAACAGCCCACAGTTGAGTTACCGGGAGGACGGGTCTGCATATATCGGCACTGCGGTTGGAAGTATCAAACTGCAGACCGTTGCGGAAGGTCGGCATCTCTCGTCCAGAGTTGACGCGGCCGGTCCTCATGCGGGAGGTGCATGTCTTGTTTATAAAAAAATCCAGATATGAAAAAAAAGGAGGTTAAAACATGGCACAGTTCAATTCAGTCGTTCTGACTAATCGAGGCATTGCTTTGATCACCAAAGCAATCGCGGGACAGTGCACGATTGAGTTCACAAAGGTCCAGGCTGGATCCGGAACATGGTCCACTTCTGCTCTACAGGGAGCCACAGCTCTCAGACAGAAAAAGCAGGAGTTCGGTGTGTCCAGAGTCAGAAAAGTGAACGACAGCACGATCTCCCTTCTGGGAGTCCTGTCCAATCTTCAACTGACGCAGGGATACTATGTCAATGAATTCGGCATCTTCGCCTGCGAAGCCGGAAAGCAGTCCAGCACAGAGTGTTTGTATGCCATCGTCACGGCTGTCGATGGGCAGGCAGACTACATGCCGCCGTACAACTCGGTTTCTCCGCAGTTGATCGAGATTGAAACCTATGTCGCGGTGGCTAATGCTGAACAGGTAAGCGTGAAGCTCGACACTGGTGCGATTGCATCCGCTGCCGATCTGAATCAGCTGATCAATGATGTCGGCACAAAAAGCGATCTGAAGACCGGGACGAAGAGCACAATCGTCGGAGCGGTTAATGAGGTTCACGACACAGAAGCAAGTCATTATGCAGCAGTCACGAAGTCCGTGTCCGATCTGTCCGCAAGGCATACAAGCGAACTGAATGCGGCAAAGGAAGCCCATCAGGCGGACGTGGACAGGATTGACAAGCAGATCAACGGCTTCAGGTATTTTGTAAACGGCAGACGTCGGCTCTGCATCACGCAGAACATTGATGCTCTGGATGAGTAAGGAGGAATATGGCACAGAAAATTAACGGCGTGACTTATGAAGCGCCAAACAGTGCGCAGATGGCTCAGCTTGCCTATCAGGCGGCTCTGCAGAATGTCTACGCAAATGCAGATGAAATGGGACTGAAGTCCAAACTTGAAAAGCAGCTTGCTGCGCAGTTTATCGGTGGCAGATCCGGAAAGGTCTTCGCAACTAAGATCTGGAAGTATGCAACCAACACGTCCAGTACGGGTGAAGCTTTGCTGGACTCCATCGGACTGGTTGCAAAACCGGCAACCGATACAGAAGCTGGCCAGGACGACTTTGCGGAGGAGTCCGAGATCTTCCAGTGGCAGAGATGCAACTACACAAGAGACGATGATGGGTTTGCAAGACCGACAGCACTGGAAGGAATGCCGGGATTCGCCAAGACCGGAAAAGTTGACATCGGCAACGTGTATGCAACGTTCTGGTATAAAGCGGAAAATCATGGGACATACGATGTCTACTACATGAGCGACGCTCCGCATCCAGAGCTCGGACTTGTCCCTTGGATTGAGGCGATCAAAGCAGATGGCACTGTTCTTCCGTTCTATGTGCATAGTGCCTTCTATAGCATCAGCAATGAGGAAGGTACATCAGGCGATTCAAAGAAGATCCTGCGGTCCCAGTACGGTGTACCGGCTTACAACAACTCGTACAATTCCATGATCACTGAATACCAGAAGAAGGGTGCAGGATACTGGGGATCCGGATCCGAGAGAACACTGTTCGCATTCCTGATGATGGTCATCAAATACAAGACAAAAAACAGCCAGAAGTTCTTCAGAGGCCATGTTGATACATGGAACGCACAGAGCAAGATCGCAGTTGCTGAAGAATCTGCAAAGCGTGTTCTGATTGCTGATCAGAGCAAGTTCTACGTCGGTGCGTGCGTCTCTGTAGGGACATGCCTCGATAATAATAAAGCGGTCACACAGGATAGAAACTATGCAACGGTTCACGATGTAGTGAACAGAGCACAGATCAAGAGCATCGAGAAGGTTGTTGTTTCCGGCACAGAATACACAGCTCTGACTCTGGACGTTCCTGAAGCATTCAATGTCACGGTTGATGATTATGTTTCCATGATGCCGTGCATGAGCGGTGAAACAGACAAGGTTATCGGCCACTTTGACGGCTCTTATCTATCCAACACAGACGGATGCCATACTTTCCGTATTGGCGGCACAGAATACATGAACGGACAGGCTATCATCGACTCGAATGTGGTCATGCAGAGAGACGAGGGTTCCGGCTTATGGCTGCAGTATGTAGCAAAGCGCGGAGTCAAGCATGTCGCTAATGCACACACGGGATACACGTTAGCTGGCGGGATTCCAATTGCAGAAGGTGACTACTGGTCTGGAGATATCTATGTTGATCCGGATACTGGATCCTTCTGCCCTTGCAGCATCGGTGGCGGTGACTCTATCGGCACTGGTGATAGAGTATGGGGTCCACAGTCTGGCAAGGGGGAAGACGGTACACTCAGAGAGAAGTATACTGTCGGCAACCTCGGGATCGGCTCGTACGTCGGTCTCTGCTCTGTCTCCTGCTGGGACGCCCTGTCCAGGCCGCTCTGGGCCTCCGGCTGCTGCGATTGATACCCCTGCTTGTGGGGGTGAATCAGGGGCGCAGCCCCTGAGAGGGGCCCTCCCCTCTCTTGTCTTTCACTACTAAATAATTCAAAAGTTTCAAAATACTGTAACACGGGGTATGGCAGCCATGTCGGCAACCTCAGGAACGGCTCGAACGACGGTCTCTGCAATGTCAACTGCAGGAACGACCTGTCCAGGACGAACTGGAACTACGGCTGCTGCGATTTGCGTGAAAATCCTAACTCGGCAAAGGTAGGCGGTGTGGATGCATCGCCTTTATATAAACAAAGTTTAACGGCTGTCATGCGCGCTCCTTGACCAAGCGCTGCGACTTCATTGTCGTACCTGCGCGGAATGCGCAAAGTGGCTGAGAGCAGGCTGGCCTGGTAGAGTAATCGAACGGTCAGACACAGCAACAATCGCTATTTACTACAGAATCAAAATGAAGAAAAAATGCAAAAACGTTGATATTTCAGACAGAGAATTTATCCGGCGGGCAATTCATGACTGTGAAAAGCACAAGACATTGAAAGAACTGATCACAAGACCGGACGTCAAGCGGCTCGAAGCAGAATGCGGCGGGAGTGAAGAGAAGCTGATCGATATCATTCAAGCGGAGATTCTGAACCGCCACATTGTGGTGGATCCGATTGAGTACGATGTCCGAAAGGACAAGTCGAACGGAAAAACAAGAATCATCGCAGTCGAGTGCATGAAGCAGCAGATCTATGACTACATCGCGTATAACTCACTGGGCGAGCTGGCTCCGTACATCGGATACTATCAGATCGCTTGCAAACCTAAACAGGGACCGGTCTTCGGTGCTGCTGTTATGTTCTCGTGGCTTCAGGAGACTGAAGTCAGGATCGGACGCAATGGTCAGAAGGAACGGGTCTACACCTGCACCAAGATGATCAAAGCTGATCTGCAGCGTGCTTATGCTTCCATCTATCATGCGAACATGATGGGATGGTTAGACCGGCACGTTGCAAACGATGCCATTCTCTGGCTGATCGCAACACTGCTGCAGACGATGGATACCGGGCATCCTTCGCAGAGGTTCATCAATGAGATGGACCGGGATCCGGATCTGAAGACCAGACTGGAGGAATCCATGAAAGGTCTGCCCATCGGTTCTGTCCTGAGTATTCGGCTCTGTGCCTTGTATGTGGCGGATGTTTACCACTCAAACGAGCGGAAGTATATCACAACCAGAAGAGGTAAAAAGCAGAATGCAGTGAAGCACCAGATGTTCAACGTTGACGACATTTATCTTCTCGGCAGCAACGCAAGCCAGTTGGCTCATGCAATACGCGGAGACGCGGCTGAGTTTGAGTCAAAAGGAATGCATCTGCATGATGACTGGCAGATGATCGATCTGAATCCAAGAAACACGGATGCCCACGTCGATGTACTTGGTTACAAGATTTACAGAGACCACATAACAATGAGACACCGGGACTATGTCAAGACAATCCGCGCGATCAATACATTTAACCGCAAGCCGACTGTCAGACATGCCCGGCAGCTCTCTTCTTACAGTGGACTCTTCATTGATCACAGCAACAGCCTGAGATTCTGCAGAAAGTACAACTACTTCAAGATCTCGAAGAAAGCGAGAAAGGTGATTTCACAACATGACAAAAGCATTATTCAGCGAGAAGCAGCCAGAAGTCAGAATGACGCTGGTGGACGGTATTAACCAGTTCCAGATCTGCCTAAACGAAGAAGAAGTGACCACACCGGCTCAGAGCTCCCATACTGAGGACGATACCTCTGAACCGATCACACAGTACCAGTACGACTTCAACGAATTCCGCACCGATGCCCTCACAGAAGAGGAAGTCAAGGCGGATCCAGAGAAGTACCTCGATTACACTCCAATTGCATCCCTCCCGGAGCAGGAACAGCCTGCGTCTATTGATGCAGCGCTCAAGGCTCTGCAGGACGCTCAGGAGGAAACCGCACAGGCTGTGCAGGACATGCTGGCAGCAACAATGATGGAGGAATGATCAGATGTACACATTCATGGCGATCAGAATTCACCAGGGAAAGCTGACCTGGGATGAGGTAGCAACATTCAAGCCGGAGGCTCAGGAAGCCATCAAGGCGGCATATAAAAAGAAATACCCGGATGAGAAGATTCCGGGCGATGAAGAGGACACCGAATAATGACGTCGGTGACAACTCTCAGCTTTGCAGAAGTTCGGGCAATTCTCAGCACCTTCTTTGATCTCCCGGAGGATGCCTTCAAAGGCACGAACGGATACGGATTCAATGTATCCGCATCGCAGGACTATCTTGAGGAGAAACTGAAGGAGAACACTAAGAAGCTCGCATCAACAAAGGCGGATCAATAGTCCGCCTTTTTCGTACCAGTAAAGAGGAGAAAACTATATGGCAAACGAAAACACAACAATTGAACCACTCGAAAACGATGGCAAGGGAACTGATACACCGGCTGAACTTGAGAAAGGAGAACAGAAATGAGTAACTCTTCACTAGTAGTTTATCGTGACATGACTTCCGGCCACTGGAATGACCGTGCTGGCAACAAGATCAGCCGCATTGTCATCCATCACCAGGCTGGCAATCTCAGCCTGCAAACACTTGGCAATGTCTTCAAAAACAGGCAGGCATCTGCTCATTATGGCATCGACAGCAATGGCCGGATCGGTCAGTATGTCGATGAGGCTTACAGAGCGTGGACCACATCCGGCTGGGAACCTGACAGAAACACTGTCACCATCGAGGTTGCCAACTCTCAGGCGGGCGGCAATTGGCCGATCAGCGACGCAGCAATGTCATCCCTGATCAAGCTGTGCGCAGACATCTGCAAGAGAAACGGCATCAGCCGCCTGTACTACAACGGAAAGAACGGCACACTGCTGAGACATTGCGACTACTCTGCAACATCGTGCCCTGGTCCTTACATCAAGGAGCACACCAACTACATCTGTGATCAGGTGAATGCTTTGCTTGGTACTGGCTCTGCAGCAAGCACTCAGCCTAATGCGGCAACTGGCAGCATTGATGATCTGGCAAAGCGTACCATTGCCGGAGAGTTTGGAAACGGTGATCAGCGCAGGGCGGCTCTGGGTGCAAACTATAATGCTGTCCAGGCTCGTGTCAATGAGATCCTTGGCGGCGGTTCATCCAGTCAGCCTGCAGTGTTTGACGTGGATGCAGCGGCAAGAGATGTCATCGCTGGCAAGTATGGCAATGGTGATCAGAGACGCACAGCACTCGGCAGCCATTATGATGAAGTACAGGCCAGAGTGAACCAGATGCTTGGTGCTGCTGCCAGCACATCTGTGAATATCGATGCAGAGGCACGCAAGGTCATCAGAGGAGACTACGGCAATGGTGGAGAACGCAGAAATGCACTTGTGGCCAAGTTTGGAGCTAATGTGGCCAATCAGATTCAGACACGGGTCAACGATCTGCTGAGATGACAACTTGGAGAATGACAGTTTTCAGGAGGGATTTATGAATTGGAGTAATTACATGCTGCCCATGGTGGCAGTTGCAGTGTACATCATCTGCGCTATTATCAAGCCACTTATGGGTGACAAGTCAAAGTATCTGCCGCTTGTAGCGGCAGGCTGTGGCATCATCTTTGCATTCTGGATGCAGGGCTCTGTCAGCTTTGCTACGTTTGTGGCCGGTTTGGTATCCGGTTTCGGTGCCACAGGCATTGATCAGGCTATCAGCATTCCCATGAGCAAAAATACTGAAGTAGAAAGTGATGCAAAGCAGTGATGGATCCAACCACAATAAGAACGGTCAATGAGTTCTTTTCACTGGCAGGTCGCATCATCTTGTATTGCGGTGGCATCGCTGGAGCATTGGCGGGCATCTGGGCACTGGTAAGTAAAATCAGGTCCAAAGGATGGAGAGCTGCTACTGATGTCAGGATCGCCAGCCTGGAGGACTACTCCCGCAAGGACAACGAAAGACTGAAAAAGCTGGAAGCCGAAAATATCGACAAGGCAGAGGAGTTTGCCGACTTCCACGAAATTATGAGGCTGAACCTTAACGCTTCGCAGCAGCTTCTCAAGTCAAACTTGGAAGGTGGCAACAATGTTGCGGGCATGCAGAAAGCCAGCGATGAGATCCAGGAATATCTAAGATCGAAAGTATAAGAACAGCCGGGGCAGAGATGCTCCGGTTTTTTTATGTTGTAATCCCTTCAGAAATGCTCGGATTCCGATCAAATTTAAGCCACACGCAACGATTATAGGCATGGATGGAGAATCACCCACAAAATAAAAGAACACGCTCAGACGGCTCAAAAACGGCCTTCTGCGGCGTGCTCTTTTTAGTACGTGCAGACGAACGCGGCAACTGAATCAGTGATCAGAATTGCAGTGTTCGTTTTATGTACAATATGGTGAAGCAGATGAACTATCCCCCGGAGGTCATGCAGATTGTCGAACATGAGATGCAGAAACTGATCGATTCGATGGATAAGGGAGAGGATCCATTCAATCAGGATTGCATCGAGTCTTACTATCATATGTATCAGAAGATGAATCGTCAGTCACTCTGA